ATGGCTTGGGCGTGTGAAGCCTGGCTTAGGCCTCTTGCAAACACTGATCTGCATCACGAGCGGTTCGCCAAGGCCATGATGAAGTGTCAGCATGCAGGCGGATTTTGCGCAGCAGACGGATTTTGCCACTTTGACGGAGCTTGCTTCAAAACCGCAGAACCGAAGATTGAAGCCAGAATTGAAAAACTTGAGCGCGAGCTGGCCGAGCTGAAGGCTCTTCGTTCATAGGTGGCAGTCCTGTCGGGATCGCCATTCCATTTTTGGGCCTTTGAAATTGCTCAGCAATCCGGCCCTATTCGTCCCACCTTTTCAGGCCTCCAAAAAGTGGGACACTTCTGTTCGGGAAGAGTTCACCAGGGGGCAGACGGCGGCACAGCCAGCCCAGCGCCTTCAGGCTTGCCCTTGCCGACGCAAACCGGCCGGAATCCATCCCAGCCACAATAGCTCAGCCGGCCTTCGGCGCGAGGCATGCCGAAGCCGGCGTTTGGTGCGCCACACTCCTCGCAATAGTAGACCGGGAATTTATGGGTAGCGTCAGCGCTCGGCGTGATAGCGCCGCTCTCGGATTGGAATTTGGTGGGCATAGTCTCAGGTGGAATCGGTGGCGAGTTGTGCCATTGTCTGACGATGCCCAGAACCTATCAATGGACCACAGATGACGACGAGGTCGCATTCGATGCGATCATGGTCGGCATTGGCGGGACAGATACGACGATGATCGCTGCCGGCCTCAGCTACGTCGAGCCGCAGGCTAATATCTATTGGGCAACGCAGGTTACCGATCGCGGCGTGTTTGCTGCCGGCGAAATGATAGGTTGGCCCGTGGGTGAGGCGCTCGATCGCGCCGAAGAGTTGCGCGCCATGATGGGCGTCCGTCGCGTTGTCATCACGCTGCAGGAGCGCGGCATGTGGCGAGACGAATGGGGTAAGTTGGCCGATACGGAGGGCTATGACTGATGTGCGGGCGCTTCACCAATGAGATGACCTGGGCGGAAATTCACGCCCTTTACAGCATTCACGACGCGCCGCCGGCTAAGACAAACTCGCAACCGCGGTTCAACATCGCGCCAACTCAAGAGGTCGACTTCGTTCACCTCGACAAGGCCGGGAATATGGAGCTCGATCGCGGCCGCTGGTGGCTGGTGCCGTTCTACGCCAAAGAGCTGCCGAAGAACGCGATGTTCAATGCCAGGATCGAAGGCGTCGATACGTCGGGCGCATTCCGTGAAGGCTTTAAGTCGCGCCGCTGCTTGATCCCCGCCGATGGCTACTTCGAGTGGACCAAGAACATGGAGGACGGCGGCAAGGATCCTTGGCTTCTGCAGCTTCCCAATGGTGCGCCGTTCAGCTTTGCCGGCATCTGGGCTCACAACGACAATCTCGGCGTAACGAGCTGCACCATCATCACCGCGCCGGCCGTGCCTGAGATTTCGCGCATTCATAACCGCATGCCGATCATCTTGCCGCCCGAGGCTTACAGCACATGGCTGAATACCGAAATCCAAGGCAAGGACGCAAAGGCCCTTTTGCTCGACGCTCAGATCGATAGCCAGCTCGAATTCCATCGCGTCAGCCGCGAGGTCAATTCCAGCCGCTACGAGGGCACCGACACCAAGAAGCCACTGATCAACTCGCTCTAATAGAACTCGTTTTTCCATAGCCGGATCGTGCGCGTGCCAAGCGCGGTTGAGCAAGCAACCGATGCGTACTGGCGGCAGACGGCGAAGGCTAAGATTCGCGCTTAAAAACCTGACAAAAACAGATTGGTCTGTTGCTAAAACGTTCTGGCTCCTTGACCCAAAACCTGAATCGAAGCCAAATACAAAACGCCCGTCTCCTTGGGGGAGCGGGCGTTTTCTGTAACCGCCTTTTGGGCGACCGTTTTGCAAGTGCACCTTCTATCGAAAATGACGGTGCGGTCAAGTCCAAAAGGCACTGATATATAGGTGTCTTTATATGGCTGAAGTGCCAGATTTAATTGTCCGCGATCAGGTCGTCAGGTTCACCACGGATGGCCTAGCCAGGCTCAACGATGTTTGGGCGGCAGCAGGATCACCCAAGAATCGCCTTCCGGCGGATTGGATGAGGCTGCCATCGACCCGCCGGTTCATTTCCGCGCTGCTCGAAAAGATCACGGGAAAATCCCATAGCTGGTCAGATTCTGAAATAAGATCAGTGCATTACGTCAAGAACGGCATCGGCACCTTTGCTGACGTCCGCATGGCGTTAGCCTATGCAGAGTATCTCGACGCCAAACTGGCAATTGAGGTCCGCGAGGTATTCCTACGGTTCAAATCGGCAGACCCTCTACTTGCTGATGAAGTTTTGAGCCGTGCAAATGCTGAGGCAAATGAATGGGTGGCGCGGCGCGCAATGAGCCGCGTCGTAAGATCGCAGTTTACTAACGAGCTCAATGCACGTGGTGTGAGCAAGGGCATTGAGTATGCCATCTGCACCAACGTCACATATGAACGCGTCTTAGGCGGGCCAGCCAAGGCTCTGAAGGCCGCTCGTCGCCTTCCTGCCAAAGCGAACTTGCGGGATAACCTGAACGTCCGGGAACTGGCATTCATCGCCGCGGCCGAAGCTTTGTCGGTCGAGCGAATGGAAGAGGAAGATAGTCATGGCTTCGTTCAGTGTCATGCCGCGACAAATGCCAGCGCCACTGTGATTGGCCGCGCGATTGCGGCTGACCGTCTTGCGCGGAAAAGTCAGCAGAAATAACACACCCAATCAGCAAAAGCCCTGCCATCCGGTAGGGCTTTTGTCCTTTATGGCGCAGCGATCACTTCCAAATCTTCTGTCTCGACGAGCAGCGTTTTTGAAATCTGCGTCCCCGGCTCCGTCATAAGGAAGCTTAGACGAACGCGGTATCGTCCCGGCGGAAACTGGCATGAATCGAGACCGGCCAGCCGAGAGAGCTGACTATCGACGGTAACTGGCACCCCGCCCTCATAGAGCACGGTTGGGCCGCCGCCAGAGCAGACGACATTGCCTGTAGTGGTTTCCCGCGGCGAGACAGCAACCCGGATCAGCAAGTCGAGTGTGGGAGTGCCAACGAAGCGCAGCTTCGGTTCATCAGGAAGAACGGCGTCACGGACCTGGAAGGAACTGAGCTCGAGCCAGTCGCCGGGCGACGCCTGTTGCATCTCAGCGAATGCCGCAGCCGCCCGCAGGTTCTGAAACCAGTCAGCTCCCGCCATCACGCCAACCGCTAAAGCGCCGCCGACAACGGCCGAGATAATCGTCCGTCTCATTTTGCCACCCCGTGAAGGCCGAGAAAGTCGAGCACCCCAAGCCGCAGGGCGGCCAAGAAAGCCAATGCCCCACCAAAGAACAGGATAACCTGGCGGAGGCTCGCACCCCATCGGCCGAGCGTCTTCCACGCGATCATGAACCTTGCCCATTCCTTCAATACCTCCGCTTCATCGCGGTTGAAGACGACGACATCATCTGCCTTTTCCTCTCCAAGGGCTTCGGCAAGGCGGGCCATTACCTGGCGCTCCGCATCCGTCAGAGTTTCTTTGGTCACTGCGCATAGCCCTTAGAGAGGGGTTGGTTACTTGCCGCGGAGGCGATCCCAGAGCGTCCGTGGCTTTGGCGCCACTGCAGCCTTGGCCTCAATCTCACTGGCTGCTCGGGTGTCGGGCTTGATAGGGATTTGCTTCGCGTCAGCGGTTACAACCTGCGGACGCTTGGTCGAAAGGAAAGACCAGATATAGCCCCAGAGCGCGATGCCGATCGGCACGAGGGCGCCAAGCGTGACTTCCTGCCAGCGGCCAGTGAAAAGCCGCTCAATCGCGTCCTGAGAGGCTGGCGACAGGTTGGAGTAAATCGTCCAGAGGACACCGAAGATGCCGCCCAGTTCGAGCGCGCGACGGGCGAACCAGCCGACAATGACGTTTTGAAACATGGTCTAGAACCTCACAAAGAAAAAGGCCCCCACAAGGAGGGCCAGGAAGATGATTGCGACGATGACGCCGGCGGGCTTGATGCCGCCGGTCTTTGGCGGCGGCAGCGGGTCGACGGGTATGGGCGCAGGCTTTGGATCGGCCGGCGCAGTGCGATCGGCTTCCCATGCTGCCAGCGCGATCTTTGCCCAGCGGATGCGGCTGTCGTAGTGCTTCACGCCTGCGCGAAGAAACGCCTGCTCGAAAGCCTTCACTTTCGCCTCAAGCCCGATAGCAGCTTGGGTCTTGCCAATTGCGGCACCTTCGGTTCCCTCAATGCCTTTGAGTTCGAGGTAGAGCCAGGCGTAGTTGGCCTCGTCGCTGGCAGGGTCTTTGCCGGTGCGCATGCAGTACGCTTCGAACGCGCGGCGCCGCGGGCCGGTCCACTGCATCCACCCCCAACCCCCGCGAGATCCTACGACGGTTGGCTTAATCTCCTGCAAGGCGGTGAAGCCAAGGCTCTCGTGACCGGCGTTGCCGACGATCGCCGCAGCTGCCTGTATTTCGATTGGAAAGTCATCAAGGAGCTTGGCCATTATGCCAGGCGCCTTCGCGCGGAAATTCGCTTCCGCGTTTGCATTGGCCATATCGGCCTCCTGTGATGAAGGAAAAGAAAAGGCCCAGCAGATGCCGGGCCTATTGGGTGGTTGCGTCAGGGGTGCTGACGCACAGATAATGTTGAAATCTTTCGTGCCGAAACGGCAGTCAAGGTGGTAGGGACGAACTGCCGAAAACCGAATACGTTGCAGTAACCGGTGGCGCCGCATACTATATATAGCGTTCAGCAGCGCCTGACCTAAGCAAGTTACCTGAATGATAAACTATTGCGCCACGACCCTTGCCCGGGCCGTAATCGCTTAGTGCTGCGCGGTAAAACGATCACCCACAAAGCCAAGAAAGGCTACATGTGTCTCAAGAATACATCGTTCTTATGGTTCTATACCTGCAGCTCGCTGAAGCTGGCATAGCGCTCCTTCGTCAGCTTCTAGACGAATAAGTTGCAGGCCGAGGCTGCCCGAACAGCCTCGGCCCACCCACAATCGGTGTGAGGGCGTGAGGGCGTCCTCTGCATTTGCAGTGGGCGCTATAAACTGCATAAATGTTCAACTTAATCGGCCAAGCGGAGATCTACACCGTGACTAGTCCATACGATGGTAAATCCTTGAAGGAGTTACTAGCAGAGTACCGAGCATCAGAGAAAACCGGACTGGATCGGTTTACAGTAAAGGGGATTTCCGATGAATTCCGGCAGGCTTTGATAACTGCGTATTTCAACGAGAAACCGTCTAAGTTCGTAGACAGCTATATCGATGCTAATGCCCCAGGCCCCGTATTAATAAACCACCTGGAAGCGTTCTTAGCTGGAGAGCGTTAGAACGTGGGGATTGCCGCCCATTGGGAAGATTCCCGAAAGCTCCTCGATGTGGGAGCCGACTTAACCCAGCAATCTACTGATGCATTACCAAAAACGTCAGGGGGTGCTCTTGGTGAGCCATTTAATCTCCGCCAAAGCCAAGTTAAGGCGAGCTGACACGCATATTGCGGACCTTGACCGAGCACTAGGTGCCTTCTTAGAAACCCGCCCCTTTACAACTAGAAGCGACATTATAGCGAACGTCGGCCAAGTCTGGCGTTTTGTACCCACCGCCATTCCACTGGAGATCGAGTCAATCGTGGCGGACGCCGTCCACAACCTTCGCACGCCTTTAGACAAAATGCTTACGGCCTATGCAGATCATATTGCTGACGTTTCCAGAAAAGGACATCGCCACAAGGGAATTGGGTTTCCGACTGGAGCGAATGTTAACGCTTTTGAGCGATCGCTAGCGGATCAAAAGAAGCACTTTCCAGCTGCGGTCATCGACTTTTTGAAAGATGCCGAACCTTACCGAGGGGGTAAAGGCGCCCTCATCTTCGCCATGCATGACCTGGATATCGGTGAAAAGCATCACCCCCTTTTGATGCCAATCATTTTGGGCAGCCGTAAGAAACAGTTGGGCACGATGAAAACATCGCAGGGGTTCCCGCTAAGGTGGGGTAGCCGAAGTGGGTCCCACATGGTTCCTGCCAGTCATGCCAGACCGGGGCAGTGGGACATGGTAGTTCCCGATGGCGTGTTGAAACCGGTCTATCGTACCGGGCCAAGTGGTGAAAGATTTCTAGAGTTCTCGACCCCATACGACGACATGGAATTTCTGACCACCACACCTGGCACCGTTGTCGACATGGATTTTCAACCCAATCTAAGTGTCGGCTTCTACGACATTCCCGATTTTGAAGGACAGCCAATCGTAGACGTTCTCAAGCTGGCAAGAAGTATGGTCGAGGAAATCCTCGCATCTTTTGAATGTCGCTTCTTAATCTGACTAAGTTCAGGGGCGGTGCTAGGGTGTGGGCACGAGCGCTTGCTTACGGCCTCGGTCTAAACCAGTGAGCAGAAGAAGAACGAGCGCACCAAGGCCAAACGCGGCTGGCGAGAAAGCCTCTTCCTGAAATGCGGCATTCACGATCATCACCACAAATGCAGACGTCAGAAACGCGCGATAAATCGGCCGGAACGGCTCGACGGCTTTGGTGTATCGCTTCCAGACCCAGTAGCAGAGCGGCAAGCAAACAATGCCCAATTGGTAGGCCATGACCCCAATCGCGCTTTCTACGGGGCGTGCTGCGCCTGAGGCGATCGCCTGAGCATTCTTAACCGCCAGTACCTCACCACTTAAGTTTCCGCCAAGCCCTAAACCATGCCCCCACGGCGTGGTCAAAAGCGATTGTAGCCCAGCGATCAGGCCATAAACGTGCACGTCGCTACTATAGAGCCCATACGCGATAACGACCGCAGCATAAGAAAGGCCGAAAAGGTAGGGCGCCGTTCGCCGGAACAGCCCCAGCCGCACCAAATAGACGGTGGCAACGGGCGCTGCAAAAAGTACAAGTGGCCCCTTCGCGGAAATCAGGATCAGGGCGACGAAACATCCGGCAGTGAGGACGTAGCGCCGGAAATAAAACATCGACAGCCCTAGTGTAGCGACTATGTACGCCGTGCTTATTGGATGCACAGAGGGGCCGTAGATATTCGGAACAAAGATGTCCAACCGGAAGGCGCCAGTTAGGTTGAACAAAGAACGTTGGCTGCCAACAATGAAGCTCTCGACATCATCGATCGAGAAGCTACCTGGTCTCTTGAGGGCTTGGAAATCAACCGTGCCAGCAAAAGAGTGATAAATGGCAGGAGCGAGAACCTCGACCAGCAGGAGCGAAAGGACAATGATCGTAAAGACCATCAGAAAGCGCCGAAGGTCTTCCCCGTTTACTCGATCACGCAGATAAAAACCCAAACACACTGAGATCAGAGGAACGGTGAAAAGCCGAAAATACGACGCTGCACTAACAAAGTCTGATCGTGCACCACCGTAAGCTGCGTACACAGCAACAATAAGAACGCCGCCGACAAACAACATGTTGTCCTTCTTCAGGATCTGCATGCTTGCGACCATCAGCATCATGAAGACAAGAGCCATCACGATGTAATTTGCCCCCTGCGCCAACGAGAAATCGCCGGCACGTTCCAACAATGCTGGCGCAAAGATCGAGAGGCTCAGATTTTGAAAAATGATCGCGAAGACGATCAAACCAAGCGTCGGCAAGGGCTTTCCATAGGCGAAGAAAACTGCGGCTGCCAAGACTCCAAAGCCGGCACCTACACCGAAAAGTACGGTGGCGGCTGCGAACGTCGCGATTGTGCCGGCTCCTAGCAATACAGCGAGTAACGTCGCTTCCCGACGCTTTGTGCGCGTCGGGATTGATTGAACGGTTGGAGCTTCACCGATGGCTGTCAGAGTACTTTCCCCAAAGCATCCGCCACCGGACCGGCTAGTGGCCCTCTGACACATACAGTCAAGTTGTTTTCAGCGCAAAATGCATTCACAGCACGAATTGTGGAACCGGTTAATTGACCGGTTGCCGTCCCCTGAAAAACACCTCGTTCACCGAGCGCCGACTGCAACAAATAAACGTAGCTATTCTCGTTCAGGCGCTTGATACGAGGTAGAGCAGAAGCCTTCTGCGATTGGTCGAGCAGAGTGAATTGGCTGTAGGCACTTTGGAAAGCCGTCCTATCAGCCGCGAGCGCAGATTGCAGTATAGCGCCTTCATAGGTTTTGGCCCGGTCTGGCAGGAAACCCGCAGACGCCTCAAACACGGCGTTCGCGCGCCGAGCGTTCGGCTGCAATTCCGGTTTGGCGCCATCGAGGTAGAGCGCAATCAACCTGCGGGCTGAAGCGGCGTCTTCCTTGGCAACACCGGCGTCCAAGATAGAAATGCCCTTCTGGACACTGCGCTTAACGCCCTGCCCGCTAATGTAGGCGTCAGCAAGCGCGACGGCTGCCCCAGGAACATCTTCCAAAATTCCCTTTTCTAATAGAGCAACGCCTTCGCTAACTCTGCCCACATGGCCATCCAAACGAAGCTGCGCCAATCTGGTCAGCCCTTTTTCGGCCCCGAGATCGGCGGCCTGTTGGAAAAGTTCATCTGCGCGCTCATAATCCGGAGCATGGATGCGGTTCAGCCGGAAGATATCACCGAGAGGAACGTACGCCGCCTTTTCGCCAATTGCGATTGCCTTCTCGTACGCAGCGATCGCGCCCTCGGCATCCCTTGCCTTTGTATAATAGTCGCCGAGATACATGAGCGCAGGGCCCCAGCCCGCGTCTCCTGACTGTGTATAGTAGCTGAGCGACTTCGCCTCGTCGGGTAAGAGCGGTGTGTCTGCTCGATAGAGCTCGCCGAGTCGAGCAAGCGCTTTCCCGTCTCCTGCCTTTGCACCGATCTCAAAAAATCTCTTTGCGCTCGCAGGATCTGGCTCGCCGAACACCCCGCTACGATATAGGTCGCCGAGGGCCACTGAGGCAACAGCGTCACCGCTTTCGGCGAGCTCTGTAAGCTCCGAGCGAGCTTCTTCGAAGCCAGTTGCCGCATCTCCCTGCCGTAGGATTTCAAGCAGTTCCTGAACGGTCCGTGTTGCAACAACCTCGACCTGAACCGGAGGAGAGTCCGTCGAAACCGCTGCGTCTTGTGCGTTGGCTGCGGCAAGCGCTCCAGACGAAATACACAACATCATCCCCGCTAGGATGCTTACGTGAGTTTTCATGATATGCCCCTGTAGTTGCCTCCCGAGGCATAAAGCTAGAATGAACCGGCCGTTTAGACAACCGCATGCCGGCCAATTAGACTTCGGTTAGCTTGGTGAGCCAGATGAGACAAGAAAACTACTACATCATTATGATCTTGCTCATCATTTTTGCGGCGATGTACATCTACGTCAGCACTGACCGAGATGTGAGCTACCACGTTGATCGCCAAATGGAGATGATAGCGGCTAATCCAAATTGCTCGCAAATCAACTGGGATGGAAGCTGCGCCAACTAGGGCGCAACTGACTTTTTGATGCCGACGCGATATGTTGCCGAGCCGGGCGTTACGCTGCCCGCCCCTGCGTTGCGGACCTTCACCCTCACAGTGTCGGGAGCGCTGACCCGAGCGCTAATATCAATATCGTCTCCGAAATCGACTGATGCACTCACGTAGCGTACCCAGTCTCCAATGACGGCCCCTGGAACAGAAACGTTCAGATAGGCCGATGTCCCTGCGGGGATAGCCCCCAACGTTGCCGACTGACTCGCCGCTAGTTCCAAGGCGCCCAGTTGAGCACCGTATGCAACACCCGCCGACACAGGCGAGGGAAGAACTCTCGTCACCGCCTCAAAGACGTTCTCGCCCATGATCAGATAGCCGCCGCTACCTACCGTCAGGGCACTCTGGTCGATGCGCAGACCGCCGCCGCTGAAGGAAACTTCACTCAACTTGAAACCAAGAACCGCCCCAGGGGTCACTGCAGTAATGTGCCTTGCGCCATTGGACAGGGATTTCCCGCCCCGCCAATGCGTTAGCAATGAACCTGCAGGCTTCGCAATTTCGAGCATCGCTAGCGTAGCTGGCCGGCCACCCCAAGAGATATCGACATCGAGCATCTTTAGATGCTGCTCCGCCGTGGAGGTGAACTTGAGATTCGCGCCCGTCCATGAACCGCGGATAATCTGCAAAGACCGCAGCCCGCAGCTGATTGGAGTGCCGCTTGTGGCAGTGCATGTCACTTCGCAATCTTCAAATACTAGTGCAGCGTACGCGCTAAAAGCATTCGCGAAATTTAGATTCGGTATTTTGCAGCAACGGAACAGCATCTCCACATCGACGCCAGCGTCAAAAAACGCATTTCCGCCCAAGGTAATCAAACTGTTGTCGGCTAGGTTTTTCCGGTCCGAAAGTGCCGTGGATTTTTTAAAAGTTACCTGGTTACCCAAGTAGCTATCACGGAGCACCAGACCGTCGGCATTTAGATCGGCAATTGAAGAAAAGCGCGAGGATTCAATGGTGAGATCTACCACACCCGAACGCGCAATAATCTGATTTCCATTGTGCCCACTAACGAGGATGTTTCTTGCGCGATTACCGAAGGCATCACCTGATCCAGCGAACTGCAAATGGCCGGCACAGCCCTCGTAGATCAGGTTGTGCTCATACTTCCCGTGGGTGGTAAAAGTTGCGTTCTGCGTTTCCCCTTCGGAACAGCCTACCACTTTGGCAAAAGCCGATCCGGTGAAATCGACAACGTGCCTGTCACGCAACCCCCGAAGCCTTTCGGCATACGCGTAGAGAACACCATAGAATCCAGCTGTATAGCCTTCCCGGTTTGGCGTAGCTGTCCGCTTAACTTCGCACCTGATTGCACTGGCGTCGTTGCACAAGTAAAATTGGACGGTCCTTTTGGGCGCATTTGCATAAGTGATCCCTTCAGCTTTGCAGCCCACAGCAAATTTGAAAGTCACGCCGCTTGATGCGGCCAGACGCCCTGCCGCATCGTCTGTATACGTGCGGCCATAGACGATATTGAGGTTACTGACCTCAACATTTCGGACGGGTGTTACGTGTGTGAAGCGTACTACTGCACCTGCAGGCACATTCCACCCGCGCCTGTAGTCAAAGTAAACCTGTCCGGTTTCTGTACGGACGCATCTAGCCAGCAAATCCACAATGTGGTCTGCTTCGATATTGCTGCCAGGGGCGACCTGTATCCAATAATAATCGTCTACTACAAAGCTGGCGGAACTATTTACCGACCAAGCATTCTGCCCAGCGGGATGATCAGCTGCGAGAGTTTGGTCGTAGAAGCTGTCTTGTGTGCCGAAAAACGAGAGTGCGCCATATACCACATCGAACTCAGCCCCATCCGTACGAGCCGCATCAACGATGAGCGTCGAACCTGACCAGTCAATTTTGCAATTACCTATATCTGCCGGCGTGAGAGTCAGCAGCCGGTTTAGGGTGTAATTCCCTTTTGGAATAATGAGCCGTGCGTTCTTGCTTGCTTTAATCGCCGCCTCGAGTTTATCGGCGAAGGTTGCTCCTACGAACGAACTGAAGAGAGGGGCAGTTGGAGCTAAGCTGGTATTGATTGTGGCCCGCGTCCGCTCCTGTGTGTTGACTTTGAGGACGAGCGACCCACCAACTTTACGATAAAAGGTTTGATCGCCACCAGCTGTCTCATCAGCAAAAACCCCAATGACGTCGCCGTTGGCATAGCTTGCAAAAGAGGCATCCGCAGCGGACTTCGAATCAGCCCAATGGTCAACACCGCTCCCTTCAGCTGCCGCAAGCGCTGCCTCTTTCGCTGCAAGGGCTATGTCTCTCGCATCCTCTGTGTCCTCAAGGATTTCCGCTCCTTGTTGGACGACGTTGCCCAGCTCGATCAGCGCGTTTGCACGGGCGGTAGCAAGGTCGGAAAGTGCAGTTACGAGATCGGATGAGATGGCACCTAACGCTTGCGACCTAGCATCGGCGAGCGCGGCCAAAGCAGCATCTCTGGCGGCCGAGATCGCAGGGATTGCGCCGTTGACCAGCGCAATGCCATCGAGCAGCTGCTGAGCGAGACCGCCGAGCGCGAGGCGCAGGTTCGCCTTTTTCGGGTTCCACGGGCCAGACTGCGGATCGCCTACAGGAAGCGGAGCATTCGTTGGCTCGCCCGGCAAGCCGTCGCCGCTGTAGCGCCTGAATTCTCTAAATTCGCGCAGGATGTCGTCGACTACAGTCATGTGGGCCTCAAAGCGAAAAGGCCCGCCGCGAGGCAGGCTGAAGAAACTGGGATAGGTTCGAAGGGCTAGGTGAGCGGTACGGCTCGCAGAGCCATGACGCCGAAGGTGACAATGCGGGCCGGCGTGCCGACGGCGAGGCCAGATGGAATAGCGATGCGAATTTCGACTTGGCCGGCGTTCCGGCAGACCAGCTGTGGCAGCGACCAGCCATCGGGCAGGTATTCCGACATGATGGGCTGCAGGAAGTCGCCGGGCCGAATGCCCGCCAGAGGCTTCACCGCTCTCTGTGTTGCCTGAAGCGTGATGCCCAGCGTCACTGCCGGGATCGTAATGCTCGTATCGCCGAGCAGCGTCGGCTTCATCGTCTTGGCTAGGTCATCGATGATCAGTTGCTGCTTGCTGATCAGCTGGCCTTGGGTTTTGACGAGGGCGGCAAGGTCTGCCGTCATCGCCGTCATCTGCTGTGTGACCGCCTGTTGAAAGGCGCCGAACTGTTCCCGTAGAGCTTTGTCAATCAGCGCTTGAGCACGCTGCTGTCTGCGGAAATCAGTGATCGAATTCATCACACCACCTCTGCTGTCACAGGCCCTGCAGGTGTTGAGCGATTGCCATTGGCGTCTTCAGCCGTGACGAAGTAGGACCAGTCACCATCTGCCGGCGTATCATCGTAGAAGAGTACCCCGTTCGGCGCTCCGTACTGCAAGTTGATCTGAGCGCCCGGGTCAAACGGCATGCCCTCGGGCACCCGGTAGACACGAGCCGCGTAGAACTGCGCGAAGTTTGGATTGCGCCAGGACACAGAGACCGTCTCGCCGTCGACATCGACCATAAGCTCTGATGGCGGCGGTACCGGCACCGAAGTGTCGAGCGTCGCGTAAGGGAAGCTCCATTCGCCGACGACATTCTGCGGGCCGACCCACCGGGACGTTGCCTGATACTGGCCAGGCGCAGCGGGTTCGAAGATCGCCGAGACATTGTCGTCTTGGGTCTGCATGTTCTGCCAGGTGCTGCCGGCGCCGCGGCGGATCTGAACCTGAAGCTCAAGCCCATCGCGCGTTGCTGGCGTCACGGCAGCCTCGATCGTATCGCCATCGACGGCGGAGAGCGTCAGGTTCTGCGGTACCGGGAAAGTCAGGTCCGGCGCCGTGTCCTCTGGAATGGCGGGATTATCGCCCTCTTCCGTTGCCGGATTCCACTGATAGGCTGCTTCGCTGAAGGTCAGAACCTCCATATCGATACGGCTGAGATCCGTCTCAATACGGAAACCGCCGAGATAGAAGGCGCTGTCGATTTCAAGCTCGGGAATAACAAGCCGGGTAGAGCGCTCATTGATTGCCCGCAGCCCCGAAAGATTGGTGCTGACCGAGCCTTTCCACTCGGGATTGTGCTTCGCCCGGTGGATCTTCGCCAGCCGGCGCGCCTGAGACGGCGACGGAACGAAGTCCAGATCAAGTTCGGCAGGGATAGGCCCGCGATCGTCCTGGTCGGCGAGATCGATCCAAGGAGTGGCCTCGATCGTCTGATAGTCGTGAGCCGCCGAGGTATACATGATCTTGAGCTCATTGAAGGCGGCGAACTTATCGCTTCCCTGCTCGAGATTGTGAGCAATGATATCTTGCCCGGTGATAGTGACGGTCGGCGCTTCCCACTTGCCGCCGCGGATAGCGATCTTGCCCTGCGCATTCTGGTAAAGCTCGGCGTCACACGTCGCCTTCATCTTCGTCAGAATGGCTTCAGGATCGTCCGTGAGCTGGTAGACGCCCCAAAGCCGATATCGAGGCTCATACCCACCAGCTTTCAGCGGCACAGCCTCGTCGCAGAGGTTCGCGAAAGCAATGAAACTGGCAATGTCTATGTCGCTAAGCGACTTACGAAACCCGTCCGGATGCGTCAGATAGTCGAGAATGCATAGACCGGAGTTGTCCGACCAGCCCGTCGTGTTCGATCGCGGATCCCATACTTCCGACAGCCGACACACTGCGCGCAGCGGCGTGTTGTAGCCGTCGGGAAAGATCCGCTGAAATTCCTCTTGAGGCGGAGAGCGAAACCGGGCCGCCAAGTAGGCAATGCCGCGCAGCCGATGCTCTGAAGTCCAAACGCCGGGAAAGGCGCCTGCAATCATCGGATCGGCCGTCTGTGACGTCGTACCCAAATACTGGTATATTCGAATTGCGTACTGGGTCTCGCCGCCGAAACGGCCGTTGATGAACCAATTGAAGCCGTCGGTAACAACGTCACCGTTTCCGTCCAAGGTGACGGTCTTGTCCCCTACCCTGATGCTCTCGATCGCGCTGATATAGCCCGAGTGCATCATGACGATCTGATAGAGCGAACCGTTCGTGCTGTCGAAGAAGGCGCGCGTTCCTCCCAAAAGTGCACGCCCATATCCCCGCAGACGCGGCCCGACAGTCTGATTGATGACCGATTGTGCCTGTGGCGTCGTCATCACGGGAGGTTTCGGTGCGAAGAGGCTGTAGAGGCCCAACAGCGCCGCGCCAATGGCAATATTTGCCACGGCACCTGCGACGGTCGCGCTGAGGCCAATGCCAACCAGCGCCGTCGTCAGATAGCCAGCGATCGCTGTGAATATGGCAAACTGACGCCGAGGTGTGGGAGCTTCCCAACCTCTTGGCGGCCACCGGGACCAATCGCTCATTAGAGAACCTTCACCCACGCGACTTCGGCTTCAAGGAAGCCGAACCGCTTTAGAATTTCAGCTGCACGCTCGTTATGCGGCGGCGTCGACATGCGGGCCGCAAAGCAGCCGCAGGACTTTGCCCAGCCAATATATCGCCTCAGCAGCTGCAAGCCGCCGCCCTGCTCAGCCCACCACCCGTGCTCGATCGCAATCGGTAGCATCGAGATCGACGCCGTCCCGATCGATGCAGCCAGAAACCCAGTCGCCTTCGACGGAGCGTCAACGACCCAGACAGATGCCAAAGGACTTGCAAGAAGTCCTCCAACAAAGCGGGCAGTTACGAGATCGTCGACCTCGATTGGCGACTGCACCGAAGCGCGCAGCCGGCCGGTCATCGCGACAATTGCCGCGATGTCGTCTTTCCTTGCCTGCCTGATCATTCAGAACACGGGCCACCGGATCACTTTTTGAACGAGATCAGGCAGTTGCTCTAGACCCCGATCTCCAGGAAAGCGGCCCTGCTGGTCCCGGTCCGTCAGCCGCCCAAAGGCCGGCTTTCGGCGTGATGTCCAAATGCTCTCGGCAGTGAGTGAGACCGAACGTTTGTCGGCCCCCTGTGCGCCGTAAGACATCTGATCCATGGTAAGCGAAGCGATCACGTAGGGCTGATCTAGCGGCGCCCATGGTTGCACGGCACCATCGTTCGGCGCGATTTCAAAGAATTGCAGAAAGATCGTGCAGGGCCGGTCTTTCACGCGATCGCTGGCATTGCGCGCCAGATTGACGATAGTCGCATCAACGCCCGAGAGCGTGAACGTCGTCCGTGGCGCCGTCGTACCGATAGGCTGTTCCAGCCCATCGATTTGGATCATCTCGCCTGTGCCCTGCCAAGTCTGGCCACCAGCGAGCAGATCGCCGAAGCCCATCCACCACCGACGGGGCGTGTCTTTGAAATCCATATGCACCAAGATCGAGGCAGCAACCTGCCGACCGGCAAGATACGACTGAACCGTCTGGCTGAAGAAAGCCATCAGATCGCCTCGACCAATTCCAGAGCCAACGAACCCGAGCCACGACGACTGAGCATGTCACTGCCCTGGTCGTCGGTCGCAAAGCGCATCAAGCAAACAGGCTTATCGAGGATAATTGGCTCGCCGCTTGCAGCCGTTGCCCTGAGCCGGGGCCAGAAACGAACCTTAGTCGGGCCTCCCACCGTCTCCTGCCAAACGTGCGAAGCGAGATAGACCCGCGAACCGATGCCGAAGTAATGTCCTGGCCGCGGCCCCTCACCATCATTGATCGTGATGCTAATTTCCGTCGTGCCCGATACAGCCAAGGCCGACAGTTGAGCCGCCGGCATTTCGTTCTGACCAAAGCCAGACCAGTCAAAATTGAAAACCCCGCCATCATGCGGGGTATTATCGTCATAGCCGACGGCATGGACCTGCGAGAGCTTTCGTCCATTGGCGTTGACCGGCCGAAACAGATCCCACTTCGGCACCAAGACAGTCCCGGCGCGCCCCGACATCTGAGCAAGGAATGCTCGCAAGGCGAGGTTAGAGCTTTCGCCTCGGAGCGCCAAAACCACCTTCGCCTGCCACCGGCCGGCGTCGGAGACAATGACCTGCTCCGATCCATTTAATGACAGCCCGCCTGTTCTAGACTGAACCGCTGGCGTCAAATGCACTTGGCGCGGCAAGATCGGCACCGGCCACTGCATACCGTTAGCAGCCATCAGCCGTACCTCTGGTTTGCGTCACGCATGATGGACGGAAGCTGCTTATTGTTGCGCTTGATCTGCTGACCTGCGACCTGCCCCGACACCTGGGTGATGAGCGGGACCAAATTCCCGTCCACAACCTGGAAATCGGCTGAAACAGTGATCTGCCCGCCGCCCGATCCGCTTTGCTGCGAAGACATGCCCGCGATGTTCGGGATTTTCGGGATGATCGTTCCGCTTCTTCCGGGGACGAACAACTCGGGACGCTTTTCGCCGACTAGGTAGGCCTTGCCGGCTTGGACCGATCCGCCAGTTTCCTTTTTCCCGCCAAACAGCGTTCCAAAAAGGCCCGCGAATAGTCCACCGCCGCCACCCCCACCTAATCCACTCAGGATTCCATCGAGCCCGATCTTCAGTAGGCTTTTGCCAAGCTCTTGGAGCGTATTATTGAGGATCTCGCCAGCATCACGACCTTCGAGAAAGCCATCGATGATGCTGTCGAGCGCTCGCTTGCCTGCGGCAGCTAAGTCGTCAGCGGTCTGCCGTGCCTTATCCTGAGCCTCTGCCAGCTTGGCAGCCTCAGCGGTCGCTTGGGCATATCCACTGGCTAGTTCTTCGATTTTCTGTCGGCGCTGATCGTCCAGCGGAAGACCCGCTTCCTTGGCAGCATTTTCGAGCTCCATCTGAGCCCGCAGACGTTCCATCGCCAAGCCGTAGTCATTGACCAGCGGATTGAGGCCGCGCTGAAGCTCGGTCTCGCGGTTCATCAAGTCGATGCGTCGCTGATAGTCAGCCAGCTTGTCACCGAACCGGTCGGCACCAGACTTCTTTGAGCCACCTCCGCCTTTGCCACCAGCCGCAACTGGCGGCGCGTAATCGGAGATCGAGACTGGTTTCACGACAGGCTTCGGCTGATTACCAAGCTGCTCAGCTCGTTGATCCGCAATGTTCGTAGTCGAACTCTGTCCGGCAGCGGCAGCAGCGACCGCCGCCGCCGTTGCTACAGCCTCGCCGCGGACAGCAAAAAGCTGATCGACCAATCCACCAAGCTGCTCGATAAGCGGACCAAAATCGCCAGCGTCACCAATTGCCTGAATCGCTTCAGCTGCGCTTTCGGCTGTTCCCTTGCCTTCCAGAAGCTGCTGGATGAAGTCTTTGACAACCGGCTCAAGCTCACCAAAGCCATTCGATGCGTTCAGTGAGAATGTTGCAAGCGCTTGTTCTGCCTGGGCCGTTGCGAGCTCCGCATCTGATAAAGAAGCCCCATATCTGTCAAAGCCAGCCGCGACAGCATCCACGGCGCCTGCGATCGCCTGCAGCTCCCTTTCTGTCCCAGCAAAAACCGAGTTGCTAAAGGTATCCGCGGCGCCGCCAATGAAATTCAGGAAGCGATCAATTGCAGGACCGTTTTCTTCCGCGACATTGCCGATCCGAACGATATAGTTTGCGAGCTGATCGAGGCCGGTCGCTAATCTCGAAGACCCGTTAGTGGCATTGTCGAACTTACCCGCTGTATCGATCAGGACGTTTTGAAGCCTGATGAAGCCTTGGCTGATGGTTAGCTCAGAGCTAGCCACCTTATCACGCAAGACGACCGAGCCTGCTTCAAAAGCGCGAAAGAATGCCTCGCTGCTGAGCTTGCCATCGATGACGAGGCCACGAAGCTTCGCCACCGATCCGCCTGCCTCTTCCAATCCGGCCGCGACCGCCTGCAGAACAGGCAGAGCGCCTTCCTGGATCGAATTGAATTCTTCCGCACGTACGGTTCCTGCGCCAAGGGCCTGCGAAAGTTGCAGAAGTGCGCCAGATGCGGTTTGTGCATCCGTCCCCGCCACGCGCAACGCCACGGCGACATTGTCTGTGAACCCCAAGAGCTCTTGCGTCGTGACGCCCAGCTCTTTTTGAACGATCGATGCGCGACCGAAGAGTGTAACTAGGCTCTCTACCGGAGCGGCATTGCGCTGCGCCGATGCAAAGAGTTTGTCGTATACGTTGGACAGATCCTCTCCTGATAAGCCCGCTACCTTCAGCGAGTTTTCGATCCGAGTGCTGGCATCGATAAGCTGCTGAGCGCCTCGCAGCGCTGCGGCCCCCGCGAACGCACTGGCGATGCCACGGTTCAGAGATAGATAGCTCGTCTCGATCCGCTTGCTCATCCCGTCAAAGCGCCGCTCGATCTTGCGGGCGCTCTGATCGGCCACGCCATTGGCCTTGTTCATGGCTCGCTCAAAGCCACGAATGGAAGCCTCGAGCGAGACGACAAGTTTCTCGACGTCTGTCGCCATGCTACAAAACCTCGAAAGTCACTATCGCCGCTGGCACCAACCGCAGGCCATCGAGCGTGTAAGTCTGCGTAGAGAGTTGGCCGGGCGGCGTTGCGTCCAGCTCCTGCATCCGTTCCCAGATGCGGTCTTTTTCGTCTTCGCTAAGCTTGCCGCTTTGCTTTGGCGTATTGGCTTCGACGTATCCCTGCCAGGCCGAGAAGAATTCCCAGACCGAGGATCGTTTGACCGCGTGGACGTCCCAACCCATCGCAGCGCCCAGGCCGTAGATCAGGCCGAAGCGCCACTTTCCGTTTGCGAGACCGTCGAGCTTTTCGCCCTCCGTCTCGCCCGAGGTTTTTTTAGCGGTTCATCTGGAGCCCCCTGCACTCCAGCCGACACGATGGCATAGGCCAGCATGACGTTTTCCATTGGAGGGCGGCTTTCGACATAAGCCTCCACAAGAGAAAGGGCTTTGGCTGGCTCAGCGCCTCCGCCAATCAACGCAAGCCTGATCGTGCTGCTGATGTCGCCAATGCGCCAGTGCTTGCCGCCAAGCCGTTCGAGCAGGAAGTATGGGCCGCAGTCTGTGGCTTCTTGGAGTAGAGCAAGCTCGCCCCATCCCAGCCGAAAGGTATATTTGCCATCAGCCCACGACAACGGGCCGATGGATGCGTCGCGCGCCATTAGCTGGTCGCCGCTGACGTACGGACCATCTCGCCATCAGACTGCAGCGAGAAATTGCCCGTGACACGTCCGGTGTTACTGGCGGCGCCCAGCTCGGCCGATTCAACATGCATGGCGCCGGTCCACGTCCATGTCGTCGTGGGGAATTCCAGCTCGACCTTGACGGGAACCGGATCGGCGCTTTCTACGGCATCGAGCCAAGCTTCGACGCTTGCCTGAGCAAGAACGCCCTCGCCCGACACCGACATGCTCAGCGAAACGGCATCGCGGCCCAGCCATTCCATAGCTGTCGGGTCATCGCAGTCAGGGATGCTGACTTCTTCCAGGCCTTTGCTGATAGTCAGCGATTTCGAAGTCAGGCCGCACGGCGCTGCATAGACGATTGGGCCCGCTCCGCTTCCGAGAAGAATGCGCATCATGCCGCCCTTAGTGGTGACTGGTTTGGCCATGAGGCCCTCCTATTTAGTGGGTTTCGACCAAGGCTTCGAACTGGATCAGGCCATGGTTCGTGACGCCGTCGCTCTCGCGAAGGATCCGGGTGATGCCTGCCTCGATCGAGACAAGCGCATTGGTGGTCATGGGTAGATCGGCGCGATGCAAAGCCTTGCGGACTTCACCGATGATCTTCCGCGTTTGCACGCTGCCGTAGGCTTCGCCTGAACCCCACGACCAAACGTCGATCTGGAATGTGATGCTGAGCCCGTCGATGCAGTCAGCATCTTCAGTGTCGACGATGACAGCGCCGAACGAAATGTAGGGGCTCGTGACATCAGGCACGAGCACGCCGCCGGCGGTGCGCTCGGGTACCCGGTCATAAATCTTGGTACCGACAAGCGCGACGAGCGCCGTCGACTGCCGGAGCTTATTCAGCGCCGCCAACTGCAATTCATACGTCGGTTCCATGTCAGCCCCCGGCTGCTACTCGCTTGGCGGCTTTGTTGACGGCGCGCGTTACGCGGCCTCTGGCCCGTTTCCGGCTCGCTCGATAGGCAGGATAAAAGAATGGTTGCGCCGCAGTGCCAGGGTTCTTTGAACCAGCAAAGCGACCGCCGTTCAGATGGGGCGCTGTACCGAACTCTATGAAGCGTGCGTAGTAGGCATCTGGACCACCTGCGAATACGGTGATGCGCAAGTTGCCCGAGCTACTCGACTTGACCTTCCCGAGAATGATGGCGCCTTGAGGAGCGTCGCCATAGGTCCAGGCAATGCTGTTGCGCAGATCGCCGCTGTCTGTCGGTACTAGCGATTTCGCGAGCGCCACGATCTCATTCGCGCTTTGCTCGATCGCCGCCTTAATCTCAGCTTCGACGACAGCGGGAAATCGCTTTAGCTTCCGCTTAAGGCGATCGAGGCCGAAGACCTTGGTGGCCACTTACTGCCCGCCCTCGACAGCAAGAAATTCCAGCCACTGGTTCTTGCCATCCGGATCGGCCGGAGGAGAGGTAATGGCGAAGATCCGGTTTTCATTGCGGGCGTCGACCAGGCGCCAGGCCGTAGTGATCTGGCGCGTCTGCGAGGTATTTCGTACAGTGACGACAAACGGCTGAGTGCCGCCGAGCCGGGCAGCGTCGACGCCTTCGCCGCCGGTGCGCGGCTTCAAGCCGGCGCTGATGGTGAACTTCGTCACGAAGGCACCGGCGCCCGGGAGCGGAGTACCCCAGCCATCATCCTGCGGCTCTGCCATCTGGCAGTGAACGCGCTCCCGCAGCGCCCCTGCCCGGCGGTTATCAGGCATCGGCCTTCGGCTTTGCTTGGGCGCCGACCTTCTCGCCCTTCTTAGCGGCGAGAGCGGCCTCTACGACGGCGTTGGTGATCTTGCCAGACGCCGCAGCGCCGGTGACGATCTCGCCTTCGTCGCCCTTCTTGAAAGCCACGGTCACTTGGCTCGTGGGCTTGTAGTCGAAGTCAGCGGTAAAGCGGAAACGTTCGGTCATGGCGATGCTCCTTAGACGCGCAGCCAGCGATAGGGGTTGATGAGGTTCTTCGACGAGGCCGGCAGCGACACTTCGCCCTCGCCTGCCCGATTGTCGTACATGGCGGTGATCGCCATTAACGCGGCGACCTTGAACGTCGCTTCCTTCCCAAACGGGACCAGGGAGATGTTGCAGTACTGGAGCACCTGCTGCTCGGCAGCATCCATCATGGCCTCGATGAGCGTGTCGTCATCGTTTCCCTCGACGCGCAGGTGCAGCTTGACCTCGTCAAGATCATAGAGCGGGCCGAGAGTGGCGATGACGACATTGCCCATGGTCTTAGTCCTCGGACTTGCTGTCGGTGGACTTTCCGTCGGCGACTTCGATGCCCTGCTCGCGCAGGTTTTCGGCGACAGCTTCAGCGCCGGTCTTGGTGGGATCGTTGAAGTCGATCCGGTTCTGGTCGACCGTGGTACCAGCGCGCGGGTTGCTGTCGACAGCTGGATGGCTCGGATCAACGTCGGCGACGGTCTGCACCGGTGCACCCGACGAATTGAATTCAGTGGCATCGGCGATATTCGCCGGACCGCCGCCATCGTTTTGCGAGGCATCGCCGCTATTGCGGATCTCGACCGTTTCTGTCGTGTGGTTGGATGCACCTGTCGGCACATCGGTTTTCTTGGTTGCCATGATAGCCTCCTGGAAAGCGTTGAAGCAGCGGGCCGGGATGGTCCGCTGTCAGTGCTTGATCAGCGCCTTAGCTGTTCGCCGCGACTTTGAGGGCGCGCATCGTTTCGGGATTGTCGACGCCGCCACCGACACGCTTCGTGGTGTAGAAGTGCACGAAGGGCTTGTTGGTGAACGGGTCGCGCAGGACACGGATACCGACGCGATCAACGACCATGTACGTCTGGTACATATCGCCATAGAGCGCTGCGATATTGCCCGCGGCGACGGCCGGCATGTCCGGGATGTCGACGATCTGCTCACCCGCCAGGGTAGCCGGCTGGCCTGCCTGGAAAGAGGGCTGCCAGAGATAGTTGTTCTGACCATCCTTGAGCTTGCGCATCGCTGCCTGCGAACCGCGCGCCGTGAAGAGCTTCGCATTGGCGCGGAACTCGCTGGGCAGGCTGTAGAACAGGTCGATGAAGCCATCGGCGGTGAGAGCTGCGGCAGCACCGCTGTTCACGACCGGGATCGCACCCCACGGATGGCGAGCGGCGTTTGCAGCGCCTTCGACATAAGTGAGAATGCCGTGCGGCTTGTTCACACCGTTGCCGGAGAGAAAAGCGATGCCTTCCTGACGGGCAAATTCGGTGTCGACTTCATCGCCCAGCCACGCTTCCAGGTCGATCGCTGCGTCGTCCAGCATCTGCTGCGAAATCGCCGGGTTGGCGTAGATTTCGCCGAGCGGGAAGTCGAGCGAGCCGAACTGCGGCGTGCTGGTAGCGGGGCGCGAGGCGGTTTCACCCACCCAGCCCGAACCAACGGCGCGATCGGTGTAGAGCCGCTTGAAGCCGGCCACAGTCGTGGAGATGACACGAGCGTGGGCACGGATCGGCGAGACCAGCTTAAGCTTACCGGTGATGCTGCGGTCCCATTCAACCGGGGCCAGGTAGCCGCCGTCGGCGTCGGTGCCCTTTGTCATGGCGGCGTTGACTTCGGCGCCGGCATTGTCGCCCTTGCGCATGTGAGCCTTGAAGGCGTTCACATACTCCGGGTCAGCCGGGAGATCGCCGATCACACCATTTCCGACACGGGCAGCAGCAATCTTGGCGTTCAGGTCGTCAACGACGGTCTGAAAGTTGCCGACAGCAGCATCAATGCGGGCGACCTTTTCGTCGAGCACGACGTCGGCCTTCGAATTCAGCTTTTCGTCGTTCGAGCGCTTGAACTCTTCGAACGCGCTCTTCAGCTCGGCAATGACGGCTTTCGGGTCGGAGGCATCTGCGCGGAGGCGCATGCCGGTGACGGCGCGAGGCATGGCAAGCGCAGTCGAGCCCGCAAACATGGCGGGCGTGGTAAAGTGCTTCATGGTGAAGCTCCTATGACTTGAGGAATGCAGCCAGACCCAGAAGGTCTGTCAGGTGTTCGCCAGCGCCCGGCGTGGCATCATCAACGGCAGCGCCTGGCGTGCCCTTGATTTTGTTGATGCGGGCCCGCGCATCGGTGCGCGTGTGACCCGCAGAAACCAATTCAAGCTCGAGCGCGCGGAGATCATTGACCTCTCGGTCTTGCGCCTTTGCTTTCTCATCGACTTTGACCGCATCAGCATCGAGAAGCGCATCGGCGAACCCGCGCTCGATTGCCATGGATCCCGACATGAACGTTTCGTCGTCCATCCACTTGGCGATCTTCTTGGCGTCGCTGCCAGACCGCTGCGCATAGACGTCGACCATGGCCTGATCAAACGGCTCTAGGAACTCGGCCGTTTCGCGCATGTCGTGGCGGTTGCCCATCGCCAAAACCCAACAATTGTGGATCATGATGAAGGAAGCGGCGCCAATTTCGATGTTGTCGCCCGCCATGGCAATGATCGAAGCGGCTGAGGCCGCCATGCCCATGACTTGGACGGTGATGGGCTGCGGATGCTCGCGCAGCACGTTGTAAATCGCGATGCCTTCGAACATGTCACCGCCGGGCGAGTTGATCTGGCAAGTGACCGGCCGATCGCCGATGGCGCGAAGCTGCGATGCGACCTTCTTCGCGGTGATCCCGCCGCCAGACCAGAAGTCCTCGCCGACTACATCGAACATGGTGATGACATTGTCGCCCTGCTCAAGAGCATTCGGTCGGAGGCCGGCCGCGTCGGCTGACCACTTCTCGAAAACCTGCGGCTTGGTCAGCGCAGAAACGTCACGGCTGGCAGGCATTGGCATTGCGCCTGGGCGGGCCTTGGCAAATACGCGGCGATTATAGTTCATCTGCGTTCTCCTGAACCGGGACAGGCACCGGCGCGATTGTCACGGCAACTGGGGGATGACCGCCGCCGAGAACGTGAAGCCAAATCGGCGCGCCATTCATCAGCCTCTCAAGCTCTTCAGCCGATGGCCGCCACTGTGAGACAAACCCCTTCTCATGCCGAATGCATGGGAGCCCCAAGACTTCAGTGCCTTCGCGCTCGGCATCCCAACCAATGGGGGCGCCAAGGTTGGCGTTGGCTCCTGGGATGACTTCAATCTTCATTCTGGATTCCCCGGGTTAGCAGGCTTGGCGTCCATCGCGCCCTTGCTGACGGTGTTGCCATCCGCCGTTTCCGGCATGTCGTTGATGTTCCGGACTTCGTTCTGCGACATCCAGCCAGGCGCGCCGCCGGCGCCGAGAGCTTTAGCGAAGAAGTCGGCCTGATCCTTGGTGGACCCGCGCAGCAAAGCGGCCGGATTAAACTTCACCGAGAACATATCCTTCTCGTCGCCGACCAGAAGCGACCGCTCTGCGGCCTGCTGCCAGGCTTCAAACCACGGGCCCAAAGCATACTGGACGAAGAAGCGACCGAGGGCTTCGATACCTGAGCCCCAGCTAGTTTCGTCGACCATAAGCAACGGCCGCGGCACTCCGGTAACGCGGGCGATTTCCTCGACCTGCATTTTGCGGAACTCGGTCAGCTGCGCATCGCGCGCGTTCTGCCCAATGGATACCCACTCCAAGCCTTCTTCGCCGATCAGCGTCTTGCCGGCGTTTTCTGCGCCTTCCTTCTCGGCCATGCTCTGCTTGAGGCGCTCAAAGGCAGGATCGGAAAGCTTTCCCGGGTGCTTGAGCATGCCGCCAACAAAGGCGCCGTTTTTGAAGAGTCTCCCCGCGGCAAGCTCGGCACTGATCGACAAGCCAATGGCGTCGCGAGCTTGTTTCACCAGCGATAGCCCGGTGATCCCGTCGAGCGAGAGGCCGCGCAGGTGAAAAATCTCGTCAGCTTTGTAAACGCGCGCCGCGCCCTTCCCCGGCTGATATTTGTAGTTGATGGACCAGTCGTCGTTTTGGGTGAGCGTGACCTTGTCAGGATCGAGCGGCACGAGACGCACAATCTTTTTCCGACCGGACCGAACGTCCATTGATCGGATGATCAGCGCATACGCGTTGCCCTTCACCAGGGCCCGCAGCTGCATCAGCGTCCGGAAGTCAAACGCGGTCTGATAATTATTCGGCTCCCGATGGAGTAGCCGATAGAGCGGATGCTCGGTCGCCTTCTCCTTGGTCTCTTCGTTGATGACCTGCAACGGCAGCATGCCGATCGCGTAAGAAATCAGCGACACCGCGCGAAACAGCGAAGTGTTCCGCATGGCGCTTTCGACATTCACCGTCGCGCCTGACGCCGAGGCATTGCCATCGCGCATCAGCTCGATCAGCCGCGGGTCATCCATCGAAATAAAGACACCGCCCTGCCCTACATCAGCGCGAGGCTCGTGCCGAGACGCAGCAACGGCATCGCGGCGGAAGAAATCGAAGATGCCCATGCGCTAGATCATCCTCATTCCGCGCTCTTCGTAGACAGACGGGCCGCCTTGAGCTTCGGGGTTTCTGACCATCACGGTCACTGCGTTAAAGAGCGCCATCATCGGGTCGATCTTGGCGTCGCCAGCGGTTTGTTTCGTCGCCCTGATGGCCGTCGCCGTCGCTTCGATCTTCAAATTCGTCACGCACCAAGCCATCATCGGCGAAACAGCGTGCTTAAAAGTGCCATTTGCCAGCCGACGCTCTGTCGTCTTGATGGCGTTCATCATCATGATGCCTTGCGGCGCCGCGACGATCAGACCAGCCTCTTGCGTGATGCCGATTTCGTCGAGCGCTTCGACCATTTCGCCGAGGCCGGCAGCGTCAGCCGCCACACAGGCCAAAAGGCCGCGCTCTTTGACGTCACGAATGATCTCGACGATCGCCGAGATATCTTCGAGCTCGTCACTGACGATTGTCAGCTCGCCACCCTTCTTGAAGTCCAAAAGCCGGGGCGCGATGCTCTTGCGCCGTTCCAAAACACCCTCATGAGCCCAAGCATGGGTCCACGAGATCCATTCCTTCGTTTCCTTGTGCCGACCGACCAATGTCAGGCCGTACAAGTCATCAAGGCCGCCACCGTCAAGGCCGGGCACAACGACCTCGCACATGTCGAGGAATGCGCCTAAATCGGCGAGAGTGCGACCAATCTCGGCCGTCTCCCCCTTTTTCCAATAGTCAGCACCAGGCCAGCGGTTTGCCCGCAGGTTCATGCCGATTTCGACGTTCAGATGCTTAGCGAGAAACACGCGCCGAGCGTCAGGATCAGCCGCCTTCTTCAGTTCGTCTTCAAGCCACTCCTGATCGACTGATCGGCCCATGTTCGGGTTGGTGACATAGAAGTTTTCCGGCTCCAGATAAGCCTCTGAGGCCAGCATCTTCGGCGGGAACTCATAGAGAAGGCCGAAGCTCTTTCGGTCCTCGATCTTGCCGTCGCGAATGTCGCGGTAATAGTCCAGCTTCGCCTTGAACACGCCAGCCGGCGGCTCATCGCTCTGCGTCGAAAGGTAGATCACGAAGCCTTCCGGCCTCGACACCAGCCCGCCCGTCGCCTCTCGCAGCATCGCATCAGCATGGGGACGCTTGCCGAAGACCCAAAGCTCGTCGACGAGCACCCTGCCCGCCTTTTTGCCAGACACCGTGTCCGTGTCGGCAGCGACGACCTTCAGCGCCGCCTTGTTCACCCTATGCGTAATTGTCCGCAGGTGATCCTGGACGTGAAGCAGCGCCTCGAGATCCGGATCAGCGCGCACCATGGCGGCTGCCGGCTTGAAACTGTTCTGCGCCACCTCAATCGTCGGCGCCAAGATCAGCAGCTCTTCTGAATGCCGCCAGTTGAGCAGCAGCGCTGTCACCATGATGCCGGCGGCGATCGTCGACTTTGAATTCTTCTTGCTGATGAGCAGGAAGAACTCGCGGATCATCTGCCGGCCAGTCTCGGCATCGTAGGCGCCGAAGATGGCGGCGACGAAATCGAAAACCCATTGCTCGCAGGCATCGCCGAATGTCGGGCTGCCAGCAGCGTCGACGATCCGCAGCTCTTTGAAGATGCGAACCGCTTCTTCAGCCTCGTCCGGAAACAGCGGCTTGAAGGGCACCAAGCTCCGGCCGGTGACGATGCGTCGCTCCCAGTCGGGCAGTCCCGTCGTCCATTCCTTCATTTCGTGTTGTCAGCGACCAATCGGGGCGGCTGACGAGTGCCGAACTTGTTCGCGGCCGTCTCAGCGTTGCGCTGCGCCTCTTCCTTCTTCCCGCCTGCCGGCGCTCCGGCCTCGTTCAACGTCTTCATGGTCAAGGCGATGTCCTTCATCGTCTTCGCCCGCTCGCCGAGTGAGATCGCTTTCAGCAGTGCTTGCCGCCGGCGCGGATCGCCCTCTTCCTGGCAGATCATATCTTCCAGCTCGCCAGCGTGCGAGGTGACGGTCTCGAGCTCTTCCATCAGCCTACCGGCCAGGAGCCGACCACGGTCGGTCAAAGCTTCAGGCTTGATCGAGGGAGGAGGCAGAATCTCGCCCTGCATTGGCGCCGAGCGCTGAGACCTGGCTTCCTGAAATGGGCTTTCGACCTTCGGCTTGCGCTCCCAGCCCTGCTCTTTCGACTTCTTGTTGATGGCCGTGTGCGAGACCCCGTACCAACGGGCGATCTCGCGGACTGTCATCACACCAGCACGGTAATCGCGCTCGATGCCAGCCCAGTCTATGGGCTTGTCTTCTTTGCGCTTTTTCATGTGGTTTCCAGGTTAGTTTCCAGTTGGAAACTTCCAGTAGAGGCAAATTCTCTGCGTGAGGGGGACGCGGGTGCGGAAGGCGAGGGCCTTCCAGACTTTCGACACCCCCCCCCGGTCACTTCCGGGGCGCGGGCGGGCGCCCCATGTCGGGGGTCGGGAATACCGACGTCCAACCGCGAGCAGCATCGTGCCACGGGTCACCACGGCCGCTGTACTCACGCCATGGACCTGCGACACCACATCGGCACTGCAAGTGAACCAAGTTGCTGAAAATGCCCTTGAACTTGACGTCCGGGTCAGACCCACACTTGGGGCAATCAGCGATGACGTATCGGGGGCAGTAGCTCATTGCGCTCTACGCTCTTCCCTCTGCGCCTCGCTATCGTGCCATTCCTTCGACACGGCTTCGAGGTTGTTGATGTCCCAGAACAGTTGCTCATCGCCCTTGTGCGGCACCTTGTGGTGGACGACAGGACTGGTTGGCGCCGGCGCCTTGCCGGTGAGGATGATGCCAGTGTGCTGGCACGTGTAGAGATCGCGCTCTAGGACAGCCTGCCTGAGCTTCTGCCAACGGGCCGAATGGTACCAGCCGCGCACCGTTGCGTCTGGGCTGTACCGGGTATCTCGGATTTCTCTCGGAGTGGATAAGCGCGGCGGAAGCTTAGCCAGCCTGGGCTTGAGAGTGGTAAGCTTGGGCATTCAGGAGGTAACCATGGCTTACACAGAATTCACGGGCAATGAAGCTCACGAGGTGATCTGCATCCGCGTTCGCAAAAACGAAAAAGGGGATACTGTTGCTTCGCTCCACAGAAGCGGACCAGTGAAAGAAGCAGGCGAATACCTGTTTTTACCTGAGGGCGAGTTTTCGGTGCCTGAAGCGATCATTCGCGCAGAGCCTTTAGGCATCAAGCACAACGCGCCGATAGTCATCAAAGTCGAAGAGGGCGCTGAATGGGAAGGCCGCTGGGGCGAACTACAATAAAAAAGCCCGCACTGGGCGGGCTCTGTTTTCGGCGGATTACGCCTTAGCGTAAAAACCATGACACTGATTTGGGCCGTTCGTCAAGCGGCCTTCATCTTGTCACCGATGCGATAGTGCCGAGCGAGGGCATTAAGCCCCTCTCGCAGCCAACCGATCAGGTGATGGAGCTCCTGATCTTCAAGCACGCAATACTGAAGGGCTGCGTATAAGGCGCCAGAGCCTTTCAACTGGTTCTGACGGTCTTGGATGGCCGCAGTTGCGGCCCGCCACGCTGAGAGAGCGGCTACGTTCTTCGGCACGTTCTCATAGTCGCCGCTGCCGCCTTTGGTGGCGTTCAGATCGATAGCGCCAGGCTGACGGGGAGAGCGAACAGCAATAGCCATTTCATGGTACTGCTCGAGATAGACCTTGGCCGCTTCATACTGCTGGGGCGTGATTTCGCCAGTCATGGCAAGCCGACCGACGAAAGATCCTGCCCTCACGTCGCGGCAGTCTTCCGGCTTGAGGCCGTGCATCTTGTTTCGAGCCTCAACACCCGTCCGGAGCATTTCCCGTTCGTCCTGGTCAAGCTGACCGGTCAGCCGCTTGGTGACATCGTTTTTCTTGCGGGAAAGGCGGCCATTGGTTTCGCGAGTGCCGTACTGCGCTTTAGGTCCACGTTTGCCCATGGTCATTGCCTCTTGTTGGATGGGATGGATGGGAATTTCATGTGCAGCTCGCCCTTATGGCCACTAATGCGCATCCTGAGATGGTCTGGATCGTCCGATGTAGCGGGGCGGCTAAGACCGAGTTCTGTCATCAGTGCCATGCTCGGTTTCATAAGGTTGGTGTAGAACTCGAAGTCCTCGAGGGTGAGCAGGTCCGAGCCGCACTTAGGGCAAGGCTTGCCGATCATGTCGCCAGTGATTTCCGCCACATCCTCGATATGGTCGCAGCCCTCAGCATCGCATTTCAGGAACTTGCTCATTTCAGCCTCAGTCGGTTGGATTGGATGGATTGAGATGCACGTTGATCGAGAGCGGCTGTCATGCTGATGCCCGCGCTTGCTCGATTTCCTCAATGCGGAATGTTGCGCTACCGGATTTCCCAAGGATCACCGGTCGTCCGCGCATCTTCTCGACAGCCTTGAAGTCCGGATGATCGGGTTTGAGGACGACGAGGCCATTGTCCGCCGGCGGCACTGGGTCGGATCTCAGCGGCAGATGCAGAAAATCGACCCATGCACCAGTTCGAATCCACTTCCCGAGACCAGGGCGGAATTTCAGTTGGGCGTTCGGATCGACTTTGCGTGCCTCGCTGTCTTCCAGGTGCCACTGGGTGAACCGCTTGACGGCGATGACAAGACGATTGGTCTCTTCATCCGTCAGTCGCGAGAATTCACGCTTGGCCTCTGTCCGGTTGGCGCCGGGCCGCTGAGGAAACCAGCTCCAAACATCGTCAAACGAAACTCGCTCGCACGCTTCCGAGCGAAGCGAGGTATTGGAAGGATGATCTGGAAGTATAGTAGGAACGTGGTTCCTCACCTTAGCGGAACCTGGTTCCGCACCTTCGCCAAAACGTGCGGAACGTAGTTCCTCACCTTCATCAACATCTTGATATTGCTCGCCTAGATGTTGTGTCGGCCATGATGCTTCATACTCGTGGTTCCGCCACTTTTGGCCACGAAATCCATGCTCTCGCTTGACGAGCCACCCCGCTTCAACAGCAGCGTCGATGTGCTTCCGAACCGCTCGGTCGGAAAGCCCGCTTGCTTCGGCCAGCTGCTCTTGGGTCGGGTAGCATCCGCCGCCGACGTCGTTCATGAAGCAGGAGATGGTCAGTAGCACGTGCCTGGTCGTCGGAGGCAAATCCGACTTCAGGACAGCATGACGCCATGACCAGGAGCGTGTTTCCGTCATCCAGCGCCACCGTCGAGCGGCTTGCGCCGAAGCCCTAGACGGTGGGCCATGACGTTTACTGCATTGCTGGTTGTACCTAACTCCTCCACCAGAACCCGAGTGGGCACGCCGTTCTTGTAGGCGCGCGCCACGGCCTTTTGCAGGGCAGTTCGTGGCGTATGTGGGTCGTCGACCCTCAGCGGAAGCTTTCGGCCACTGTTCGGGCGCAGCAGAGCGCGCGTGCCCTCAAACAAGTCTACAAGCTTGCCGCGAGCGTTGTACTTGTTCATCGCATAGCAGACGGTGCTATGGTCTTTACCGAAGAGGCGGCCAATCGCAGGCAGGCTTGCCTGGGTATGCTGGTATGTCAGCACGAGGGCGTGGTGTCGGGCATCGACAACTTCTCGCGTCCGGTTGCTTCCGAGAATATCCGAAGCATCGACACCACCGGCCAAGGCAGCGTACTCCACCAAGAACCGCCACGAGCACGCCCGCAGCATGTTCAGCGGCACACCATTGCTATCCGTTTCGCTGATCGCTTCAGGAAGCGCGACAATCGGCTGTTTAGGGGATTCTCGGCGCAGCCTTTCTCGAACACTAGCACTATGGGCTAGCATTTCTTGCGCTGATGAAAAGGTGCGGTCTACAGGCGCCTTCGGATGATGGCTGTGCTGCGTTCTGATTAAGGGCAGATACGAGACCGTCATTTTTCGATCCGGGCCTTCGGGCCGCGCTTGTCGAGCATGCGCTGAAGGGTTCGACGGTGCAGGCCCATCCGTCGCGCTGCCGTAGTCACGCAGCCACCCTCAGCGGCAAGGACTGCCCTGACGTAATGGAACTGCACCTCACTAGGCGAAAGGCTGAGCGACGAAATGCCAGCATGTAGGCGCTGGGCATGACTCTGCTGGGATTGGATGACGGAGGTCATTTTCCCCTACCCTTCTTCTTTGCAAGTGTTTTGATGATGGATTTGGATGAGGGCTTGGACTTGTGGCCTTGCCAGGTTTGTTTGGGCTTCTGGGAGAGGCGGAGTGTCATGCGACGGCATCCGCGAACAGATGCTCGGTCTGCGAGCGTTCCAAATCCGCGATGTTCTTGACCGCCTGGCGGAAATAGCTGGACTTGAGCTCGAACCCTAAGCCCTTCCGGCCCATTTCGACGGCGCTGTAGACCTCGCTGCCGATGCCGAGGAAAGGCGTAAGAACCGTCTCCCCGGGAAGGCTCCACAGGTCGATGCACCGCTCGATTACGTCGAGCTGCAGCGGCGAGATATGGACTTCATCCTTTTCATCGCGTGCATTGCGATACTGCAGCGTGCGGGTCTGGCTGATATCCATCCATACCGGCGAGGCGTAGCGCTGCCAGACAAGAACCGAACGCCACATGTCGCGGGGCCACGGCTTCCAAGTCTGGCCGGCGTCGGCGGGCGGGTTTGCGCAATAGCGTTCATAGGCAGCATCGGACACATCGAGACCTTCGCCGACGAAGCGTTCAAACATGCCAACGACAGGGTCAGCATTCTCGCCGGGCTTCCGGAACGTGACGATGTAATCGGCGAGCCCCTGCCCGCTGATGGTGCTGTCTTTCGTCACCTGCTTGTGCAGGAGGCGAATGGACTTGGTGCGCTGCTGGGCAACGACGGGGTCTTTCCAGATGCAGACCTCGGAATGGAAGATCCAGCCTGCATCGCAATAGGCTTGGACAACCTCGCCGCGGAAGTCGCGCATGCCAATGAAGCCATCGCGGGCCTTGCTCGTCGGCAACTGCATACAGTGAACCGAATGCAGTCTGCCCGGCTTAGTGACGCGCAGAAGCTCCTGGATCAGGAAGGCGTAATGCGTCCAGAAGCCCTCTTTGTCGTTGTTCGAGATATCCCGATCGGAATTGCTGAAGCGGTACAGGCCTTCGAACGGTGGCGAGTGGATGCCGAAGTCGATGCTGTCACCAGGTACGGCGCGAATTAGCTCGCAGCTGTCGCCCTGATAAATCGCATAGCGGTCAGTGATGACCTGTTCGATCGCATTGATCATGCTGCGTTTCCGATCCAGTTGGGGAGCGTCATGGGCACGGCCGGCGAATAGTCGGCGCGCGTGCGGGCCATGCCGCGAATGTTTTCGGCTGATAGGTCGGCCATATGCTCGACCATGGCGGCGGCCATGCGCTCAGCGTCCGCTTCTTTGCGGCGCAGGTTTGCCACCACGGCGCCCTCAGTTTCTGCGCTGATGAAATGAACGGTAACTGGCTTCTGCTGTCCGAAGCGCCAGAACCGGCGCTCTGCCTGATAAATCTGCTCGAAACTGTCGTTGAGCCCGACGAATCCGGTGTCAGCGCAGTGCTGCCAGTTCATGCCGAAACCGGCGATGCTCGGCTTAGTGATCAGGACGCGGATATTGCCGTCAGTGAAGGCGTTAAGCTTGGCTTCTTTGGCGTCGTCCGAATCCGAACCAGCGACTTCCACAGCGCCGGGGATCGATAAGCGCAGTGCCTCGCTCTCTGCGTTCAGGTTGCACCACCAGACGAAAGGTCGGCCTCCTGGCGTGATCGAAGCGGCGAGCTCGACGCGCTGCGCAACGGTATCGCGGCGCGCGGCAATGCGCTCTTGCATGGTGCGGGCTTCCATAGGGAATAGGAGCCCGGTGTCCATGCTAGGGGCATATTCGGCGGCAACGACGTGCTGATGCCGTTTTATGGGCGGCAGATCATAGCCTTCATCGGAATATCCAAGGTCGGAAGGCTTGCGCAGCATGACGGCCCACGAGGCCATCCACTTCCAAAACTCAGTTTCGGCATGGCCCTTGAGGCGCCACTTCTGCGTATCGCCACCGTCATGGGTGAAGAACGTCGCGAGCATGTCGGTGTAAGACATGGCACCAATGAACTCGGCATGATTGCCAAGCTCCATGAAATCGTTCGGCGCCGGTGTCGCTGTCGCCGCAAGGCGGAAAGGAACATCGCGGCAGTCATTGATCAGCTTTGTTCGATATTTGCCGTCGGTGCTCTTAAGGATCGAGCTTTCATCGAGAGCTACGCCCCCGAGCTCGCCAAGCGCAAAGCGATCGAGCTTCTGATAGTTGGTGACCTCGATCACGCCGTCAGACTGCGCTGTGACCACTCGGGCAGGCACGCCGAAACGATCCGCCTCGCGCTCATGCTGATGCGACACAGCCAGTGGGGCGAGCAGTAACACCGGCTTGCGGGTATAGCGCGAGACCTCATGCGCCCAGACAAGCTCCATAAGCGTCTTGCCCAAGCCCGTGCCGGCGAACAGCGCTGCGCGACCGCGGCGCAGTGCCCACTGCGTTATGTCGCGCTGATGCGGGAACATAAAGCTGGGAAGCTCGATCCGTTCGGTGATGCCGGTCTCTGGATCACTGATCTGCTTTTGGGCAAGGAAGTCGGCGTAGCTCATTCCCCACCACCCTGCAGCCGCTCCACCATGGCTTTGGCGCGACGGTTTTCGAGGCTTTGCCGTGCGATCTCACTGAGACCTGATGGGCGTCCGCTTGCTGCTGCTTGGATTGCCTGCTTCCGAGCCTTTTCACTGCGACCGGCCTTTGACCTGACGAAGCTTGCAAGCTCCCGCTGCCGAGCATTGAATTCGCGGGTCCAGTTGCGGGTGTTGCCCATGATCAGAACTCCAGTTCGATCGCCGGCGGAGGAGGCTTAGGACGCCCCATTCGCTTCGGCTTGTTTCCTAGGTGGAACTGTCCGCAGTGCGGGCAGCGGTAAGCCTCAAGGGCATGCATGCGCTGACGGGGTTCGGTCGCTTCCCGATACGTCGCGAAGGCGCGCTTCCCTTGGCATTGCGTGAGTGCGGAACGGCGGACTGTCTTCATGTCTCACCTGCCCCAGCCTCGCGATTGATCGGCGCGCTCGTCGGCGTCGGTGAAGCGAGCTCCGGGCAGATCCAATCCGCCAAAGCGTTGGACCTCCTCAAAATCCACTTCGCCAAGTTCGCTCGCCGCCGCAGAGGCAATGATCGCATCAAGGCGTTCCTGACGAGCTTTGAGATGTTGCCTTTCACGGCGGGCCTCCTCGACAGCGATCGCCGTCAGATCCTGAATTTCGTAATGGTCGACACGTCGCGCTTCCTTCTTCCAAAGGGCGCGCACTCGACGTTCAGTCCACTGGCGGTTTCGCTCTCTGAGGACTTCTCGGGGCAAGCTGCGTTCGTGCGCCTTGAGCGCTTCGAAGATTTCATAAATGGCAGTGCCGACGTTTCTGCCCGGTCCAACCGGGAAGGCGTCCTGCATGATCGATGCGGCCATACGCACGTCAGTCATGATGCGTCCTGCCTTGGCCGATTTGGCCAAGCTCTTGGCTGACAATTCCACGTCCTTGTTCCTGTCTGCTGGCATGTTGGGAGCCAGGACAGGACGCAGACGAGGAAAGGCGACGAAGACGATGGATCGACCGGTCAGCGAAGAATTGAGAGCCTTGCTGCGCCGGCAGGAAATGCGCGGATCGACGGCGGGAACCGTCAAACCGCACGCGATGCGTTGGGCGAATGACCTCCTCGATAGGGAGGAGGGTTTCGAAAGAGATCATTCGCCCGCCGGCGGGAGGGAACGTCGCCGGTATGGGAATTACAAAGCCAGGGTGCGCATCATCAGAGCGCGTCCGTTCTTGGCGATAATTGATGGCGGGAAGAGCTGACATCAGTCGTCGCCCCGCGCCTTACGCTCGAGCGCGCCGAACACGAGCAGCGCAACCGGCAGCGAAATCACAATACAGCCCAGCAGCAGGCCGGCGCCTCGCGCGATCAGTAGGCAAAAGCCAAGAGCCGCAGCGAACACCCAGAGGGCAAATGCAAAGTCCGACAGAAAGCGAGCTGTGTGGCGCGAGGTCATACCGCAAGCTCCGCAACTGCTTTGATGATCTCGCGCTTGCGCTCTGGCGCCAGCACAGAAAGCCGCTGAACAACAAGCTGCTTTTCGCGATCGGTCATGATCCGGCCGGCCATATTCCAGCGGATGCAGTCCATCAGCGGATCGCTGCCGTCATACTGGACGACCTGGTATTCCGTGGAGTGACCGTCGAGCCCGATGGCGCCGCGCGCCGTCATATACCGGGCCCAGCCATCGAGGATCGAATTGCCGATCTTGACGATCGGGGCCGCCTTGGCGCCGGCGATGTCATCGGCGATGACGACGATGTCCTGCCCCAGCGTGCCGAAGGCAGTGGAATAGGGATGGCGCTCTACACCTTCAGGCGGAGTGCTTTCCCATACGACGACGCCAGGGGCAGCATAGAGGGAGGCCGGAGCGGCAGAGGCCGAAGCCTCCACCGACTTACCCGCAACGTCGGCATTATCGCAGAGCGCCGACTGTCCCTGCCCTTCCGGGGTTTCTGCCCGGTGCGATTCCTGAATTTCTGCGTCAAGACCGGCGCCGACGCTCGCCCTACTCGCATCTGCCGTCACACCGTCGGCAGGCGTCTCAATGTCCTGCTCAGTCGTGCCGCCGTCTGTGGATGCTTTCGCTTCGGGATTTGGTGCGACCTGATCGTTGCTTGGGGACGAGTGCACGACCAGGTCGCTTCCAGCCGCTTTGGTCGGCTGGTTTTTGGTGAGATCATTTTGCTTGTTCGACAAGTCGCTCTTTGGAGCGATGTTGGCGGCCTCGACGATGGCGAGGGCTGGATTCGATCGAAGTGTCGCCACGGTCGTCTTGGCGGGAAATTCTTCAATGTTTTCTACGCGTGCGTGCGCGGAGCTTTTTTCGGAGGCATGAACGGCATCCCAATACAGGTCAAAGACCGTGTCCTGCTCCTCGCGCTCGTCAGCGGGAAGGCGGCGCTTCTGGATGACCTTGCGCAGTTGCTTGGTGTCGAACCCGGAAGATTTTGCTTCCTTGTAGACTTCAGACTTGTCCGCGTTGAGCGCAACGATCTCGTCTTCGAGGCTTTCGATGCGGCGAACGAAATCCTTCAGTTTGTCCTGAGCAAGGTTTGTGTCGGCCATGGCCTATCTCCCCACTACAGCGAGAGATTGATTGCGGCCCTTGATTTTCCGCATGGCGCCGCGAGCTACGAGCTGATGGACGCCCCGATGAACGGCCGACTTACTGGACAAGCCAAGCCCGGCGCCGATCTGGTCATAAGTCGGGGAATAACCATGCTCGTCGATGAAGGCTTCGACGAAGGCCAGCATCTTGGATTGGCTCTCGTTGAGGCCATAACCTTGAACCTTCTGCTCGGCTTCCACGGCCATGATGATCCTGGCCGTGTATTCGAGATCGTCGCGAACGTTGCGGTGCGCATCCATGAGGATAGCAGCACGCTCGGCAATGCTGGCGGGGATATCGGAAGGAAGGGTCATGCTGCGGCTCCCTCAGACTTTGAGGCGAAATCCGCAAACGTGACCTGGCCTTCAGTGGCCTTCTCGATTTCAGCAATGACGGAGAGCGTCAGATGATCGCCATTCATGTAGCGATGCACCTGCTGGCGGCTCTTTTTGATCCGCTTTGCGAAGTCGGTTACGGTGGTGTGTTGCCGGATATACGCTTCAAGCTGCATGTAACAATTTCTGCTACAACTTGGAGCGCACGTCAAGCACTATGTAACATTTTTTGGCATAGATGCGACATTCGCCATGCTGGATAGATGTCGCATGGCAAACTGGCTTGAACCGTTCATCAAAAATTCGCCCGTCGCTTCGCAGGAAGCGCTTGCGGATCTGCTCGGTGTTTCCCGCGCCACGGTGAACCGGCTAGCCAATGATCACAGCAAGCTCAAGCGCGACCGCGCGGAACTGATGGCGCCACACCTGGGCGTGACAGCTGAGGATCTGATGCTGAACCGGCTGCCTTGGGAGGCGAAGACAAGTGCGCCACCTGATGGCGAGCACATCAGGCGCGGCCTTCCGCTGGGCTCAGCGATCGTCGTGGCCACGGTAGAGGCCGGCGCCTGGCGCGAGGTTGATGAGTTCGACCAGTCAGACCCGGAATGGGTAGCGGTCCCGCCAGATGACAAATACCCCGACGCCACCCAGGACGTTTACAACGTAGCCGGCGACAGCATGAATGCGCTGCAGCCTCATCCGATCACGCCCGGGTCGCGCGTCGTTGCGATCCGCTATGATGAGATCGCTTCTCGCGCGCCGCTGCGCGACGGTCTAGTGGTTGTGGTGCAGCGCTCGAGGAACGGCGGTCAGGAGCGCGAGCTCACCGTGAAGCAAGTGGCCTGGTTCGATGACCGGATTGAGTTCCAACCCAGGTCCACCAATCCTAAGCACAAGCCCATCGTTGTTGAGCATGACAGCTGGGAAGACAATGGGGTCGAGGTCGCCATCGTGGGGCTGGTGAGGGATATTATCCATAGGTTGCCGGGATGACCGGACGCGTGAATCAGGCAAGTTTACCGAACCTTAACTTGCTCGACAGATGGTGTTGACATATATGTCCACACGTGACGTCATTCGAGAGTGTGTAGATGCCGGAGAACTGTACCGAATAACCCCTCGATTGCCAGGGACACCAGTGATGCGGGAGGTGTTTGCTACCCCGGACGTATACAGGTTCCTGAATGGTAAGACTGACAACGTCCGCCGGGAACTTGCGAAACGAGCTGCGGATTCGCGCGTAGCGATCGACCGGTTCATTGCCGGAGCAAGCGTCACTGTTGGGATGGACCCCTTTGACAAAGCTGCGCGTTGTCAACTTGCCAGAAATTACCCGCCCAACGATGGGATATGGGATTTCAGAATACGCGACCCCAAACCACATGTCCGCATTTTTGGCGGGTTTGCGGAGCGCGACGTGTTTGTGGCTCTCGATTATCGAAATCGGGATGCATTGGATTTTGACGGCGCTGTCGCCACCATGGTGCTTCTCTGGAAGGACATGTTCGACAGCTATCAACCAGTAACGGGAGACAACATTAATGCTTACCTATCAGATAAGTGGACCCCTGTCTGAGCCGGAGGGCAATGATCCCGTAGATCCGTTTGACATTCATTATATGGGCGCCAACTCCCGTCACCTTGCTCATGAACTGATCGTAGCGGCTTTCAAGAAAAGCGGACTTACGAAAGCTGAAGTAGCTAAGCGACTGGGGTGGAAAGATCGTTCGCGGATTAGCAAGCTTCTGAACGTGCCTGCCAATATTACCGTGGAGACGCTAGGGGAGCTTCTGTTTGTTATAGACGGGAGTGAGCCCAACTATTCCCAAAACTGGCCCTGCCGAGCGCAACACGGCAACGGTGGCCACCCGGAATGGCTAAAAGTGCCCGGAGCAACCACGACGACGTCAACTAGCCCAGCGAAAGTATTTTACTCCCAGGAAGCGAAAGCGAAAATCACCCGCACCTCAGAGGCGGCACTGTGAAGCCAAAGTACACTGTCGTCTTCTGTGATGACATCCGTCAGGAGACTTCTGGTAAGAACATTCTGATCGGGGTGTATAGTGGCGACTTATTGCCTGCAGTTGTTCCAGGCAGCTTCCCGCTGTCAGTGTACATCAAAGTACAAGGGCTCTCCGGCCATCACCGTTTTCGGATGAAACTCACCTCGCCAAACGGCCACATCGCTATGGAAATCGAAGATGAAGTTGAATTCGTGCCGGAATCTGACAGCCTCCCCTTGTCATTCCAGAATGCAGTCATCCAGGTAGAATCTGCAGGCAAAATAACGGTAGAATTTACGCTCGACGACAATGATCCCGAGATTATTGGCGAGCTGGCCGTGCACATACCTCAGACATCTCCCGCTGCTTAATGTTGCTCCCCCGGGGCCGGGTTAGAATTGCTATTCAAACGTCCGTACATCGCCATGCGTCGCCAGTACGACCGGATCATCGAAGTCGCCGGTATCAGCGTCCCCAGTGCGAGAAAAGCGATGACCGCTTGTCGCCTTGCCGCCGTTGACTGCGCCCATCGAAGGCACTCCGCTTCCGAAGTAGCCACCCTCGCCTCATCTGCCACCAGGCTCTTGCCCATCTTCCTGTAACTCTGCACCACGTAATGGGTGACGCGGCTGTTGTGGTCTATGCGAGCGACTTGCATCAGTGGCTCCTGGTCTTGTCTGGATCGAATGTTCGAAGCGCTTGCTGGATCCGCGGGACGGTTTCGGGCTTGAGGTTGCACATGATCATCATGTCGTCGTGCGACGCTTCGCCCGGCTCTGCTGGCCGGTTCATGATCGGAATAACCGTGAACTCATCGTCATCGGCGAAGGGTCCGAACGGCTCAATGCGGAAGCGATAGCCGGGGAACTCATCGCCAAGATAGGTTAGAAGCCGGGCTTCGGCCCACTCAACCGCCTTGCCCAGCCCGGCCGGCGCAATGACGATAAACTCGTTCACTTCACGCTGCACGGTTCGCCTCCGACGTCTTGAATGCCACGATCTCGGCGCCCTCCGCTTCGCACTTCGGGCAGCGGAAAGGCAGGTCGCGGATTTCGGGATGCTCCATCAATTCATCTCCATCGACAGGCATGGGCCGCCCCGGCGGGAGAGCCACGGTTTTTTGGTAAAGCTTCGCGCATCCGCCACAGCGGACGTGCAGCAAGATCGATGCTCCGTCACACATAACAGTCACTCGCGTTCACGTTCTGTTCTTATTAAGCATCCACCCCGAGAAAGAGTCGAGTCGCAAAACGGGTAAAATGCACACGTTCAATCGTGTTACACTTTTTGCTACATCTATGTTGACACTGTAGCAGAAACTGTTACAGTTATTTCCATCAGATCACCGAGGCGATGCCTCTAGGGAGATGGAAATGGCTCTGGATCACGGCGCGCTTAACATTCCGCTCAACAAGCGTGGGAACATCGATGCCCAGCTCGATCGCTATAAGGCGACTGAAGCGAAGAAGGCTCGCGCCGACCGAAAAGAGCAGTCCGCATCTACCGCAAAGCTTCGCATTCAGGCCAAGCAGCTCTTCGCTCACGTGACCGACGAACGCATCGCTGAACTGGCCACCAAGTGCCAAGTCACGCCCGCCGCCATCCGCAAGCAGATCAAGTCGGACGCTCACTGGCAGCCGGGCCTTGTCATCCTTCTGCTGGCGCCGCGCGCCTAACCCTTTCCCTCCCAGGAGCGGCGGGTATGCGGATAATGCACCCGCCGATTTATTCAATGGCCAGGACGCCAGGACTTCGGAAGATCACGCCAGGCTGGAAAGACGACAGCCTTTATCGCCGGCGCCGCCCTGTTACCACCCCGCCAGTGCCTCGCTCTGCCGAGCAGATCGAACGCAGCACGCAAGCCTTTCTCGACGCAATGAACGAGCGGCTGAAGTCTTACGGCCAGAAGTCCCTCGAGAAGATCGTCGACCAGGAAGCCCGCATTGCTATCGAGGGCGATACGGCAATGGATGATGTTCCGTTTGGGGAGACGGGGGAATGAACCGGTTCATTGAGCCGTTGGTCTACGTGCTGCTGCCGCCCCTCTGCTTCTCCTTCACCTTCTGGCTGCGCTTTGACGTTCCGATCTGGAGTGCCTTCTGATGCCAAACCACGTCATTACCCAAATCGTCTTTCGCAATGTCGATGCAGCAGCACAGGCTGAGATTCTATCGAAGGTGAGCAGCAAGAAGGCGGAGATCGACTTCGAGGTTCTGCTGCCCATTCCTCTCAACATTTGGCTTGGCAACGTCGGCACAAAGCACGAGGAAACTTTTCGCGCAGGCAATGCACTAGAATGGTGCAGTGAGAACTGGGGCACAAAGTGGAACGCCTATGGCCTGTCCGAAGGCGCGGGGCCTCGCTACAGCACAATTGCCCAGACCGATGACACCCTCACCCTAACTTTTCAGACGGCATGGTCTACGCCTTACGGCTGGCTGGTCGCGCTTCAGAACAGCATTGGCCGACGCTTCGAATATCGCTGGCTGAGCGAAGGCCAACATGACGCCTTTGCTGGCTATTTCGAACCGGTCACAGACGACTGGAAACGGGAGCCTTGGAGCGAGTACATCGCTGACGAGCAAATGCGGCGCCATCTCCATTTACTGAAATGGGGCGTCGAAGAATTCCCCGACGAAGATGGTGCAGCGTGATGGCACACCCCGTCATAGAGCTCGTCCGCTTCCTCGTGAACCGTCCCGGCTGGATCTTCTGCGGCCTCGACGATCCACCGCATCCTCCTCCTGGCTTCTCTCTAGAGACCAAGGATGACGGCTTCCTTGGATATGTAACCCACTATCGTTTTGTGCCGGAGGTGAAGGGATGAACCACCGTGCAACAGGTCCAATCAGCCCCGAGCAAATGCGCCAGCTTGCCGACGCTCCATATGGCAAAGCCGCTGAGGTGCTCCGACTTCACGATCCGCTCTTCGGCAAGAAGGAGGGCGACAAGATTAAGTGGCGCGTCGAGGTCGAAACCGAAGCTCGAATGGTGGCTACGACGATCGTCGAAGCGGCATCAAAAGAGGAAGCCGAGGCGATCGTATCGAAACGCGATGCCAACAGCTTCGATTGGGACTGTTACGACGCCAATGACTTCAACGTCGAAAGCGTGGAGCCAGCATGAAAGCCACCTACCTCATAGGCTCTGGCCGCCCTCTGTTTGAGCTTCCTGAAGGAAAGTTCTTCGGGGCCTTCACTCAACGTCTTGTTCCTATTCCTTCCCCTTCTGACCGTGCTGTTGAACCGAGAAAGGCAGCGTGATGGCGAACAATTACACTTCGGCCGGCGCGCGCATCTCTGCTGATGGTCGGTATCGATACCATCTTTGGCGCGAGTGGAGACTTTGGCCAGAAGCGGCGCATTGGGGATGGTGGAAAGACCCTGATACGGGCGAGCAAATTGTAGACGGCGCCGGTGAGCCGATCGGCTGGCCGAAGTCTGTTCTGTTCGTAATGCTGAATCCGTCGACCGCCGATGGAGAGACTGACGACCCAACTATCCGGCGCTGCGTCGGATTTGCGCGGTCGTGGGGCTATGATCGCATGGATGTGGTGAACTTGTTCGCATATCGCGCGACCGATCCCGCTGCACTACTGGCGCTGAACCATTTTGACGATCCTGTCGGACCCGACAATTGCCGCATCGTCAGTCAGCTCATCGCGGAACGTGAGGAGTTCGGCGCAATAGCGATCGACAAGGTGGTCTGCGCCTGGGGCAATCACGGGGCACACCTCGGACAAGACGAGACCATGCTGGGATGGCTGGGTGATTGCCCGCGCTACGTTCTCAAGGTCTCGAAGGATGGCCATCCCGGCCATCCGCTTTACCTGCCCAAGACATCGCCGTTGGTGGAGTTTCGCTCATGAGAAAGCTTTCCGACCAAGAGCGCCAGCTACTGCAGCTCATCTCCAACGCCGGCGGTTCGATCTGCCCAGGCATCGATGTTTCCATCCCTCGTGAAGGCCACAAGTCTCTTCGTAGGATGGAGAGGGCTGGGCTGCTGAGGGTGGAAGAGACCGATGATGGGCCAAGGTTTCATCTGACATCGCTTGGGATGGAGGAAGCCAATGGCTGAGAAGTTTGCCCTGTTGGCCATCCGCAAAGGCGAAGTGCGTGGCATGTGCGGGATTATCGAGGACGCCGCGTTGAAAGAATGTGTGTCCGAATGGGCGCTCGACCCAACCGTTGACTGCATGATCCGCGTGCCGATCGAAATTGCGAGGAAGAGCTTCGACGCGACCGAACAACAGGTTCGGGAATGGCTTAAGGAGATGGCCGATGCCCCGGCATAACTTCTCCACCAAGGTGAAACGACAGGCTCGGGAGCGCTCCGGCGGCTTCTGCGAGGCCGTTGGTGAAGTCTACGGCTTGGAGCCCGGCCAGCGCTGCAATGCGCCTCTGACAGGCAAGCGCGTCGAGATAGACCACTATCCAATTCCAGCGACGGATGAAGGCAGCGACGTGCTCGAAAATGCTGTCGCCTGCTGCGTCAAATGCCATTCCCACAAGACTGCCACTTACGACGTGCCGATGCAGGCAAAGGGCAAGCGGGTAGCCGCGCGCAATCTCGGCATTTCTCAGCCAGGCACCCTGCCCGGCGCCCGCATCAAGTATTCCCGAGCCCGAGGTGTCTGGATCGACCGCGCCACCGGCCAAATCGTGGAGAATCCTACGACATGACCTCCCCAACGAGCGTACCAATGTCCAGTGAAACAGTGAGCGATCGCCTCGATCAGCTTGAAGCCATCATCCATGAACTGGCCGACGAAGTAGCGCCAGGCGGCCCAGAAGACCGCGCATGGGCAATCATCAATGAACTCCGCTCCAAGCCTGTGGCAAGCGGGGTAGAGGTGAAGCCGCTGGATTGGACCTGCATTGCCGGTCATGACGGCCATTTCTGGCGCGCACCGAACCCATTCGGTGGCTTGCCGTTGGAATCTCAAACTGGCGAACAGAAGGCACGCCACGAAGCCGACTACCGCAACCGTATCCTGTCAGCGCTCGAACCAGCCACAGCGCCAGTGGTGAGTGAGCCGGTGGCGCAAATGCGTGATACATGGGACATGGAGGGTGACCCCATTATCTGGCTTGAAGGGTGCGAAACTCTAAAAGTTGGTGACTACCTCTACGCCTCTCCCCAGCCCCAGCCAAAGGCGGTGACAGAAGATATGGTGGAGCGCTTGGCCGTCAGTGTATTCGATCAGACAAGCGACAACGACACAGTGCCATGGGAGCGACAGCCGGGGCGAGTGCGAAACCAAACCCGAAAGCAAGTTCGGCAGGTGCTTACCGCTTTGCGCATCCACGCCCCCGCCGCCCTCGAAGCAGCCATGAAGGAGGCTTGAGGAATGTCCTACGAGAAGCAGGGCACTGCCCACGATCCGCATGCCGCCGGGTTCGCTCTTCAGGGCCGAGCCAAGCCTCCTGCTCTCCCTGCAGTTGATGGAGGGGAAATAGTGGAGCGCCTGCTCGAACCATGTCGAGACTACACCGGCGAAATGATCGTTCGTCACAGCACGCCTCGATACGAGGTCCACTGCGAAGTTCTCTACGACGCCGCCACCCTCATCACCACCCAGCAGCAGGAGATCGAGAGGCTGACGAAGGAGCGGGACGAATGGCAAGATCGCGCTAACCGTCAGCAGGTCCGCGCATCCGCTGCAGAATCCCGCGTCCAATCCCTAGAGGAAGAGGTGAAGGTATTGCGGGAGGCGTTGAAGCCGTTTGCCCTAGCTCCTGACGAATGGACCGTGGAAACGGTGAACGCAGCCCGCGCCGCTCTCAAGGAGAACGGGCAATGAGGCTAACTCAACGACAGTTGGAAATACTGCGCTACAACGAAACGCTTTCTGTCTCGACCATCACTCAAAACGTATGGGGTCATATCGGAAACTCCGCAGTAAAGGTTAACCGCAAAACATTCGATGCTTTGATAAAGGCGGGGATGTATCTGCCGCATGCCCAAAGTCAGCTAACGGTCGTCTATTCTCGCACGATCGCCGGTCGCGCCGCCCTCTCCCAAGGAGAGAAGCCATGACCCTAGCAACCGCAAAGATCCTTGGCCTGGTGCTTATTGCTCTGGCGGCACTGGCGCTTATTGCCGGCCATCAGGCGGGGTGGTGGTGATGGGCCTCCTTACCCCCAAACAAGTCCGAGAGATGCTCAACATCTCAGATCGCCAGCTCCGTGACTTGACGGAAGACGGAGCAATCCCTTTCATTGATATCGGACGCGGCGCCCGTCGCGCGGCTCGGTACGATCGTGCAGACATCGAAGCCTTTATGGCTCAACGCAAGAGGCTGCTATGTCGGTCTTCAAACGACCAGGCGCCGATACCTACTCCTACGACTTCTATGTCAAAGGTCATAGATTTTCGGGCGCCCTATCGACCAGCAACAAGCGCGAGGCAGAAAGCCTAGAGTCGAAAATCAAGGCTCAGGCTCGAGCAGAGATTGCCGCCTCCGCGGCTTTCCGCGCAGATCGAATGACCTGGGACATTGCCGCCTCACGCTACTGGCAAGAGGTCGGGCAGCATCACAAGAATGCTGGAACGACGTGGAAGTCGTTGGGCTGGCTCACCGAGGCCATAGGCCCCAAGACGCCGATCGAGACGATAGGCGACAATCTCGTTGCCGAGCTCGTGGCGCGCCGTCGCGCCGAAGCGAAGCCATCGAACCGAAAAAGCGGGTTGAAGAAGGCTCCAAAGCTTATCGGCCCCGCAACGGTCAATCGAACCATGACGCAGGTTCTGCGCAAGGTGATCAACCGGGCGGCGAAAGTCTGGAAGGTCAAGATAGGCGACATCACCTGGCGCCAGCACATGCTTAAGGAGCCCAAGGAACGAGTGCGCGAGGCGACGGCCTATGAAGAGGCAGCGATCATGGATGGCCTTGACCGCGGCTATGATGACGCCGTGTCATTTGCTTTCGCATCGGGCTGCCGTCGCATGGAGATAGTGGGGCTGGTTTGGGAGCGGGTGGACTTCGGGAACAAGCAGTTCACCGTGGTCGGAAAAGGCAATAAGGCCAGGGTCATTCCCATGACGCGGGCGCTGTTCCTAATCCTATGGCGTCAACAGGGGAACCACCCCGAGGCAGTATTCACCTATGCCGCTGCGCGCGTGAGCAAGCGCGAAGGCGCGGAACGCATTCGGGGCGCCCGCTATCCGATCACCGACGCAGGGTTGCGGACGGCAATGCGACGAGCGGTTGATGCCGCCGGGGTTACAGCGTTCCGGTTTCATGACACCCGCCATACCATGGCAACACGAACCTTGCGCGCCTCGAATATGAAAGTGGTGCAGAACTTGTTGGGCCATGAGCGCATCACCACAACCGAGAAATATGCTCACGTTATGGTCGAAGACGTTCGTGCTGCGATGGAAGCAGCAACTCCCACCAAAAGTCCCACCGACGAGGATATTGATGGAACTAAGACGCTGAAAATGGTACAAAAACGAGACTAG